TAATACATATATCGGGGATGCCCGATTTTAGACCTTCACTTTTGAGCCTAGTGGCTGTAATTATGTTTCTTCTGCCACCGTTGGGAATTGCAAACCAACACAAACCTAACAAATTTAAATATTGTGTAATGGCTTTTTGTAATTGATGTTCAGTATCTTGCATATTATTAAGGTGTTTAATTTTTAAAGCTATTTCTATGTTACATAATTTATTTTAATAAATGACTTGCTTTTTACGAACTAAGAGCGTAGACTCTTTCATATGGAGTTAATAATAACTTCATAAAACTAAATAAAGGATATAAAAATGAGCATAGATATTAGAATAGATTCATACGACATTGTTGACATGGACGAAAGACTTGATAGAGCATTTGACATTAGAAATGGCTGGGGTACTGAAGCTGTAAGTGATGACAACATAATGCTTACAGACAATCTTGGTCGTTTTCCACAAGGAAGTATACACGCTGTCATGCAAACTCAACAATGTCAAATTCTTGACCAACAAGACAAAATTGACACCTTGATTAAACACATTAAGCAACTTGATAAGACACTTCATAGCGTGACTAGTCTGTTCTCATCCGATGCTTTATAAATATTAATACAAAACTTAACGAATTAAATGCGTATAATAAAACAATACAAACTGCACAAGAGGAGCTTATGGACATGAAATTGTATAACGAAACAGATTTAAATGACTTAGCGTTTGAGGAATTTAAAAAAGAAGTTGAGATTTATGTTTTAGATTTTGAGCATATAGTTAATAAAGAAACACAAACTATTGTCTTTAATGAAAAAAACGTAATTGAAATTACTGAATTTATTAATGGCCTAACTGCAATGGCTCGTGATTTTACCCCTTACTTAGGTGGTACTGATACTGGTCGCCAGTATAACTTTACGGAGCAATTATGGGAAACGATATGGGATTGTTTTGGGAAGTAGGTTGATATAATAATCTTAATTAATGGAGGATTGTTATGGATAACGAATTTATTTTTATTGCCGAAGGCGACCAGCACATTGTAGTGCCAATTAACGAGTCAGATGGTAAAGCCTTGCAGGATGTTGCAAACGGTTACAGAGGGTCTATTGAGTGGAATTTAACAAGCCATGATGGTACTAATGTAACTCTATTTTTTATTAATGAAAAGGATATACAGCAAAATGAAAAAATCAAATATGACGGGTGAGCAAATTAAGGATTTAAGATTATCTTACGGACTTAAACAAAGAGAATGTGCAGAGATAGTTGGTGTTGGTATTAGGCAATGGCAGAAATATGAACAAGGACATCCATTTAAAGAAATTTATATGAGGATGTTAATCAATTATAGACTTAGTCGATAATCTTACGAATTAAGGACACCTAATATTTAAATTGTGTATACTAAAAGACTAAAAAACGGAGTTAAAAATGGTAAAAAAAGATTCATTTATTGTATATCGGAGTTTCTACATAGGGTTGTCAGCTTTAAAAAATAAAGACAGGCTACAACTGTATGATGCTATCTTTGAATATGCTTTAAATAGTAAAGAGATAGACTTAAAACCCTTACCAGAAGCTATGTTTCATATGATTAAGCCACAGCTACAAGCTAACCATAGGAAGTTTTTAAATGGAAAAAAAGGTGGCCAAGCTACAAAAGACTTATGGGCAAAGCAAGGGCAAGTGGAAGGGCAAAATAACAGCAAAGTAATAGCTAATGTAAATGTTAATGATAATGTAAATGTAAATGTTAAATGTAAAATCTTAATGCCACTTAAAAGTGGAGAAGAATACAGACTGACTAATTTGTTAATTGATGAATTAAACAAAACATATCCAACTATTGACATTGACCATGAGTTACAGAAAATGCGTACTTGGTTAATATCCAATCCAGAAAAACAAAAGACAGCAAGAGGCACACCAAAATTTGTATCGAGCTGGTTAAGTAAAGTTAAACCAGAACCTAAAGTTATGGATAGTTATGCTGACATACATCAAGCAGTATTGGATGCTAGAAATGTACGCTAATAACGAAATTGATAATAAGAAACTGGATTGCATAACGATTGCTACTGAGATTTCTTCGTGGTGTGAGAGAAATTATGGATATTTTATTAGAAGTAAGTCTGACAGGCTTAAAACAATAAATGATTTTTCTGAGCAGATTTCTAGGCTAACTATTCACCAGCAAAACACTTGGCACATTGCACTAAATCAACACTACGATATGGGTTTAGCACATCCACCTTTACCAGCACAAATAATTAAAACAATGAGGCAATTAGCCCCAACGGACAACGAGGAGATTAAAAAATTGGCACATAATTTAGATGTACAAACAGACTGGCACTCACAATGGAATCAATCAGACCATGAATCAAAGATGAGTTTTTTTAAAGACCATAAGCCTCAAGGTGTTGGATGGACTGACATACCTGCATATATTCAGTACCAAGCTAAGAAATATTACATGGCTGAAGCTGGCATGAACAGTACGGAAGCTAATCAATGGATGAAAGAATTATGAGCAATAACATAACACCAAGTTATTACCAAAAAGGCGGTATAGAAGTAACAGATTTTATTACTAGCAATGATATGTCGTTTATTGAAGGCAACATTGTTAAGTACATAACGAGATATAAAGAAAAGTCTGGCATACAAGATTTAAGAAAAGCCAGATGGTATTTAGATAAATTAATTAAATCGCAAATGGATATGACACTTGAGGAAATGAAATGATGATAACTTTACAAAAATATGAAGCTGAAGGGGCTAGTCATGGAATATTAGTTCCAGCAGATGAACAGTCAGCAAAATTTGTTGGTAAGCTAATTAAAAATGATGTTGTTACTTCCAATTTTGTTAAGCCAAGAAATTACAGGTTTCATAAAAAATGGTTTTCACTTGTAAAATTTGCTTTTGACAATTGGACTCCACCAAAAATCAAACATCAAGGCTCATTTGTCGAAAAAGATTTTGATAATTTTAGAGGCAATATTGTTACTTTAACTGGAAACAGTAATACAGTTTTTAATTTAAATGGGTCTTTTGAAGTTATACCAAAATCAATATCGTTTGCAAAAATGAATGAAGAAGAATTTAATGAGTTGTATGCAAAAACAAAAGTAGTTATTTTGGATAATATTTTAATAAATTACACAAAAGAAGATTTATCAGAAGTAATTAAAAAGTTGGAAACATGGGATTGACCAAAAAAGAACGCAAAGCTAGGTTTGAATCTTTATCAGAATACGGATGCATTATTTGTATGCGACCACCTGAGATACATCATTTAATTGGCTACAAGTATTCTAGTCTTAGCAAGAAGGCTGATGACTCTAATACTATCCCTTTATGCGTAGAACATCATAGAGGCCAACAAGGTATTCATCATATGGGTATGAGAGTGTGGGAAGAAGTATTTGGAACGCAGGAACAATTATTAAATAAATTAAATAAAAGATTGACAGATACGACTTAGGAGCGTATCATCTTTTATGTAAGGTAATTAAATCTTACAGTTTTTAACCAAAACAAGGAGATACAAATGAATACAGATAATAAAATTAAATTTTTTGCTAAATTAGTAAGTGAAATTGATATATCAAAATATACCCAAAAAGAATATTTAAATATAATTGAAGCAATTCGACTAGAAATATTTGATTCTAAATTTGGAGATAAAAATGATTAGAACTATAAAACATTTCTTATGGAAGCATGGATTTATTCAAAGTGAGTTTAGACGGAATCAAATTCCTCACCAAAAATTTAAAAAATCTACAAAACAAGGCAGGTATTTTGTTTTAGGATTTTGTATTGGATTAACTCCATATGTTGTCCACATGCAAGGGTGGTTAAGATGAAGGGTAGCAGAGATGTAATTCAAATGGAAGAAGATGGCGACATTGTATTTAATGAAAACACAGGATGCTATGAGCCTACCGACTGGCAAGAACAACAATCTAAAGACTTAAAGGAGATGGAAAATGGCGATAACTAATCAACGAATTATTATAGAAAAATGGTTACTAGATTACGGAACTATTACACAAAAACAAGCTAATGATGAATTGCATATATCAAGACTTGCACCTATTATTATTGTTTTAAAAGACCGAGGTGTTCCAATCGTAACTAAATATCACAAAGTTAAAAATTATTATGGGAGGAATGTACGGATAGCAGAATACACGCTAGACCGCAAAACCAACCCTAAAACGTATATGGATAATTTTAATGACATTGTTGAACGAGCAATGGACAAATGGAGAAACGAACAATGAGTGTATTAAAAGATTTATATTTA